GGCCGCGGGCGAAGATCTGGTGATCGTCGCGCGCTGGAACAAGACGACGGCCAAGCTCGCGGTCAGCCGCAACGGCAGCATCATGCGCAACAGCGCCAGCCACAGCTACGGCTGGCGCAGCGGCACGAACCTGATGCAGATCGGCGGCTACGTGCGCAGCGGCAACCGCATGCTCGTGTCGCCGCTGGCGATGGCGGCCGTGCTGCCGCGCGATGTCGGAGATCAGGCAGAGAGAAATCTGCTCGACAACCCGTGGCAGATCTTCGGAGATCAGCGCATCTGGGTGCCGGTGTCGACGGGCAGCAGCGACGTCACGGCGCCGTCGGTTTCAGCGTCTTTCGCGTGGGCGGCGACGGCCAGCCAGCCGATCGTCGACACGCTCGCGCCGGCCGTGGGCGCGTCCATCACCTGGGCGGCGAGCGCGCCTGTGCCGCTGGTGGACATCCTCGCCCCGAGCGCCGCAGCGGCCTTCGCCTGGGCCGCCAACGCTTCGACGCCGGCGATCGAAGATGGAGCGGTCGTCGCGCCCGAGGTCTCGTCCTCGTTCGCGTGGTCGGCAACCGCCGCGGCGCCCATCGTCGACGTACTCGCGCCGGGCGTGTCGGCTGCCTGGACCTGGCAGGCCAACCCATCGGCGCCGATCGTCCAGTCCGACATCGCGGCGCCCGCGGTTGGCGCCCAGGTGCACTGGGCCGCGCACGCGCTGGCGCCGAACATCGAGGGCGACCACGAGACGATCGGCAGCTACGACGATGCGCCTTGGCCCAGCCTGCCGGTGCGCGTGCGCGCCGCGGCGCCGGCGCGCTTCTCGTGGCGAGCCAACGCGACCAGGCCTCGAATCTCGGTGCCGCCCAGGCCCGTCGCGGCCCCGGTGGCGCAGGCCACCATGCGTTGGACCGGCAGCGATGCCCGTCCGCGCGGCCTGCTGCTGACCCGGACGGGCGCTCCGGCCGCTGCCCCGGCGGCATGGCCGGTCCGTTTCTGCAGCCACTGCGGCGCGCCGGTCGAGCGCGCGCTCCACTGATTCCCCAACGCGGCCGCCGTGCCGCTCCATCCACGAGGTGACCGATGAATGTTCAACGTCTTCAAGTCCACATGGCTCCGCCTGACGAGGGCGGTGGTGCTGCGCCGGCGCTCGATGCTGCAGGCCAGGCTGCAGGAACTGGCGACGGCGCGGGCGCTGCTGATGCAGGTGGAGCAGGCAACGACCCTGCGGCAGCTGGCGGCGGTGCAGACGCTGGTGCTGGCACTGTCCTGGGCGCGGGCGCCGCTGCGGCGGGAGCTGACGCGGGCGGTGTCCAGCAAGCTGGCGCGGCTGCCGAGCCCGGCGTGCCCGAGAAGTTCATCGTCAAGACGGCGACGGGCGAAGTCGACCACGAAGCGACGGCGCTGAAGCTCGCTCGCGAGGGCTACATCCCGCTGGAGAAGAAGCTCGGCGGCGGCCAGGTCGCGCCCAGGGCTGCCGAGGACTACAAGGTGACGGTGCCGCAGGCCCTGGTGGGCAAGCTGAGGGCCGACCAGCTTCTGGCCAGCGAGGGCTTCAAGGACTTCATGCACAAGGCCCATGCCGCCGGGCTGACGCAGGCGCAGTTCGATGCGGTGTCCGCCGACTTCCTGGAGCGCGGCGCGGCGCTGCGCACCGCGGCCGTGCAGATGGACGCGGCAAGCTGCGAGGCCGAGCTGCGCCAGGCCGAGGGCTGGAAGACCGACGGCGAGTACAAGCAGCAGGTGGGCCTGGCCGTCAACGCCGGCCGCTCGATCTTCGGCGCCGACTTCGAGGGCCTCGTCAAGGACTACGGCAACGACCCGCGGCTGATCCGAGGCCTGGCCGGCATCGGGCGCGAGATCGAGGAAGACCGGCCGCCGTCGGCCGAGGCCACGGCGCAACTCGGCGAGAGCCTGGACCAGCTCATGCGCTCGCCGGCCTACCTGAACGCGGCGCATGCTGAGCACGCGGTGACGCTGGCCAAGGTCGAGGCGCTGACCAAGCGCATGGCCGGCAGCAAGCCGGTGGCCGGCGGCAGGACCATCAGCTTCAACACCTGAAGCAGCGCGCTGGATTCCGCGCGCCAGGCGCGCGCACCATCGCGGCCACTCGGCCCGTGGTGGCGCGCGGACAACCGATCAAGCTCGCTTCGGACGTGCACGGCAGCCGGTGCCCGTCCCGCGTAGCAGGCCCCGCAAGGGACAACCTGGCAGGCGAACCGAACCGTTCAACCTCTTCAGGAGCCACGCGATGAGCTTCCAGATCCCCGAGAACATGGTGGTCCAGTTCTCGAACAACTTCCGGCTGCTGTACCAGCAGCGGCAATCCCGGCTGCGCGCCTGGTGCGGCGTCGAGTCCGGCATCGTCGGCCAGTCCAAGAGCACCGAGCGCATGGGCAAGACCGAGGCCTACGACATCACCTCGCGCCACGCCGACACCAAGTTCGTCGAGGTGCCGCACTCGCGGCGCTGGCTGGACCTGCAGGACAAGGGCTGGGCCGAGCTGATCGACAAGCTCGACAAGGTGCGGCTGCTGGCCGACCCGACCAACGGCTACTCGGCACTGGCCAACGCGGCGCTCAACCGCGCGACGGACCAGATCATCCTGACCGCCGCGCGCGGCAACGCGCGCTCCAACTCGGGCCTGGTCGCCCTGCCGGCCGGCCAGAAGATCGCGGTCTCGGCCTCCAGCCTGACGCTGGCCAAGCTGCTGACGGCCAAGGAGATCCTGGACGGCAACGAGGTGGACGACGACGCCTCTCTGCAGGCCGACGGCCAGGGCGGCACGCCGGCGCGGGTGATCGTGGTCAACGCCAAGATGCTGACCTCGCTGTACGGCACCACCGAGATCAAGTCGATCGACTACAACTCGGTGAAGGCGCTGGTCCAGGGCACGATCGACACCTTCCTGGGCTTTCGCTTCGTGCGCACCGAGCTGGTGGCCAAGGACGTCACCGCCACCACGGGCTACGCGGTGGCCTGGTCGCGCGGCTGCATGAACCTGGGCATCGGCCAGGAGATCAACACCGCGGTCGACCGCCGGCCCGACAAGAACAACGCCTGGCAGGTGTTCGCCGACATGAGCCTCGGCGCCACGCGCGTGGAAGACGAAGGCGTCGTCGAGATCGCCTGCGCCTGAGTCCGCAACCCCTCAAGGAGAGCACACCATGGCATCCGGTTACAGCGCGGAGCTGACCATCACCAACGGCCCGGCCTACGGGCTGCCGCCGGCCACGCGGATCAAGGCCAACAAGAACGGCGGCCGCATCCGCTTCTTCGAGGCCGTCTTCACGGTGCCGGCCACGGGCGGCCCGGGCATCGGCGAGAAGATCTTCTGGGGCGGCCTGCCGCCCAAGTCGCGCATCCTGGGCTACCTGTCGCGGCTGCGCTGGTCGGCGGGCGCCGCCTCGTCGACGCTCAACCTGGGCGACAACGCCAGCGCGGCGCGGCACCTGGCCGCGACCTCGGTGACGGCGGCCGGCTCGGCGACGCCCGACGTGGCCGAGGTCGGCGGCGCCAGCTTCGAGACCAGCGATGCCAGTGCCAACCTGGCCAACGGCTTCGTGGCGGCCAGCGACGACTGCATGCTGATCAGCACCGTCGCCGGCGCCGCGCTGGCGGCCGGCCAGGTGATCACGCTGCGCATGGCCTACGTGTGGGACTGAGCAGCCTTCAGGCGCGGGGCCTGTCGGTTCGAGGGGGCTTCGCGCCCCCTTTTCTTTGCGAAGCGAGAAACGATGACAGCAGCAAGCGCGGTCAGCATCTGTTCCAACGCCCTGATCATGCTGGGCAGCAACCCGATCAGCGACTTCAGCGAGGACTCGGCCCGGGCGCGTTCCTGCGCCAACCTGTGGCCCACGGTGCGCGACTTCGCGCTGCGCCGGCATCCGTGGAACTGCGCCGTCAGGCGCGTGAGCCTGCCGCCGGACGCGGCCGCGCCGGCCTTCGACTGGACCTGGCAGTTCACGCTGCCCTCGGACTGCCTGCGCGTGCTCTCGGTGGGCGAGCGCGGCTGCGAGGAAGACTTCAAGCTCGAGTCCGGCAAGCTGCTGTGCGACGCGAACCCGGCGCTGGTGCGCTACATCTGGCGCAACGAGAACCCGGCCGCCTGGGACGCGATGCTGGTCTACGGCATGACGGTGCTGATGCGCACGGCGCTGGCCTACAACGTCACGCAGTCGACCAGCCTGGAGCAGCAGCTCGAGGTGGTGATGCGCGACGTGCTCAAGCAGGCCCGCGCGGTCGACGGCCAGGAAGAGCCGCCGGAAGCGCTGGGCGATTCGCCGCTGCTGCATGCGCGCCTGGGCGGCCGCGCGTGGAGGGCCTGAACGATGCCGCGCGTGAGCATCCAGCAGACTAACTTCACCGCCGGCGAGGTCAGCCCGCGGGTGGCCGCCCGCACCGACATCGACCGCTACGTCAACGCGGCGCGCCGGCTGCTCAATGCCCATCCGGTGATCCACGGCGGCGCGAAGCGGCGGGCGGGCTCGCGCTTCGTCGGGCCATCGAAGTATGGCGATGGTGGTGGCGGCGAAAATGAGGAGGACCTCAAACCTTTTGTCACCATGGATCTGCGGTTTGTCGGCGCCAACGGATCAACGGCGATCGTAGATGACGCGCAGCCGCTGCGCAACTTCGTGTGCCACGGCGGCGCGCAGATCAGCACTGCGCAGAGCGTCAACGGCCATTCGGCGCTGTTCTTGGATGGCGTCGACGACTACGTTGAAGCCAGCGTCATCACTGGCCTTGAACCAGGAACAAGTGCCTTCTGCATTGAGGCTTGGGTCTTTCCTCAGGACCTTTCATCGCTGCCAGCCATCTTCAACACGCGATCTCCTAACCCGTATAACTGGGGAATGCTTCTGGGCGTAACGACGGGTGATGTTGCTGCGTTCGTGGGATGGGACATGGCGGGATCTTCGATGGCCGCGATGAACGGGGGGGCGCCAACGGTTGGGGCGTGGAACCACATTGCCGCATCCAGAGAAGGAAGCACGTTCCGCCTGTTCGTCAACGGGCTGAAGGTGGCCGAGGTTACAAGCGCGGCGGAGATCAGGATGGGAACATTGCCGACGATCGGCCGCTCGCCATGGGGAGACAACCACTTCAATGGTTATATCGGTTACATGCGGATGACTTTGGGTCATCCGCGGTACATCGCTGATTTCATTCCCCCCACTGGCTCGCTGTTGACGGACCTTCCCGGCTTCGCCGGTGGCGCCGTGCGGCTGGTGCCTTTCATCTACTCGCGCGACGCGGCCTACATGCTGGAGCTGGGACACCTCTACGCTCGCGTGCGCGAGGCTGGCGGCGGCCCGGTGGTGGCCGAGTTGGTCACGCCCTACACGGGCGAGATGCTGGCCGAGCTGGACTACTCGCAGTCCTCCGACACGATGTTCCTGTTTCACCCTAACGTGCCGATCCAACGGCTGCGCCGGCTGA